ATTACTGATTTTCTACTTCTTGAATATAATTATTCAAGTGGTGTTTCTTTATCTTCTGAATTTGATTACTCTGTCGTAAGATCTGCCGATGACAACTTTACACAGATAATTGAAAACACAAATAAAACAGGTAACAATGTAGATCTTGAACATAGTGTAATTCAAGTAGGTACAACACCAAGATTTGCTGGAAAGTCAATTGGTAGTCTTGAGTCTGAACATTCAAACACCTTACTTGTAAACAAATATTCATTCCTAAGAAGTACCACTATTCCTATGAATACTGTGAGACTTTACCTCAAGAGTGGATACACATTTACAGAAGATATAAAAGGATTCCTGCTTGAAGTAACACTTAAAGATGAAAATGGAGGTAAATTCAAACTTTGTCATTTCAAATTTACAAAAGAAGATTATTCACTTATTAGATATCCAAAAACTCCTATAATAATCAGTGAGGTTGTCTATGATTCATATTTGGAAATAAGAGTACCTGCTCCTGTCTATGTAAGTACAGGAAGTATGCCGTACGCACAGGATCTTTCACTTGGTACACTTGAAAGAAATATTTATATTTCTATAAGTACTATCACAAAAGAGGTTATTTCTCCTGCAAATACAGGAGTTTCCTATGAAATTGGAGATACAAAATCTGTTGTACTTTCTGATATAGAACCAGTAAGTTCGGTTACAGCAAATCTCCTTGAGAAAAATGGATACTTTGAATATTTTGGAAATACTACACTTCCAGATTATTCTTTTGAAGATTACATTTATGAAATAATGGGTACAGGAGTAAATCTAATGATTACACATACTCTAAATATTTATGAACATACTGATGGAGAAAATGTACTTACTTCTTCCATTACTACACTTCAAACATCTAATTTTCATAAAAACTTTAAATTTAAACCCATACTTGAATATCCTGATGTACTCCGTGCAATATCTGTGGATTATATAATGAATATTCTAAATACAAAAACTGGACATTCTATTGTAAAATCAGCATCACTTACAACAGAGAAGATAGGAAATTTTAAAAATACATCTACTACTCTTAGACTGTCTGGGGATGTCTACTCTCATAAACTTTACCTACCTAAGAGTGAAACTACTTCTGTAAATCTCTCCCAAAAACCTACTGAGAAGCCAGGATCTGTAATTACTCCTATCTATATCAATGTAAATGTTATAGACACACTTACCAAAGAAGAAAGTCATATTACTATAAATCCAGGATTTACTACCAATCACAAATTTACTCTTGTAAGTAAGCAAGATAACATGATTAAACCTGTGGAACTGGATTCCATAAACAATTATTATATGGTATTTTTTGGAGCAGATGATAAAAAGATATTCATTCCAGAATCTAAACTTTCTGGAATATCCAGAACATCTGGGGAACTTCTTTTCTCTATTCCAGAGAATGTGTCTTCTTCACTTTCTTCTGCTACAAATCACAAATTTTACATTGTATCTAAAAGTCCATCAGTGGCAGATACAGTACTTACGCAAGGAACTTGGGAACTTAAATAAAATTTTTAAATGGAATACTTAGGAAAAATAGTCGATATAAATGATCCTCTTCATAAGGGAAGATGTAAAATACTTGTATATGGAATCTTTGGAACAACTAAACTTGAAGATATTCCAGTCGATGATCTTCCCTGGGCATATCCAGAAGTACCTATTACTTTTGGAAATAAAGGAGGAGGACAGATTTCTATTCCTAAAAAAGATCAAATAGTAAAGGTTAAATTTCCTACGGATTCCATCTATCATCCTGTTTATACTTCTATTGAAGAACTTGCGGAGGATATGATAGATGAAATGAAGAAAGATTATGAGGGTTTCCATTCACTTCTTTATGATACGACAGGAAGTATTAAAATCTACTTTGCCAAAGGTACTGGACTTATGATAGATCACGGGACATCTATCTTAAATATTAAACCAAATGGAAATATTGTAATTAATCACTCAGGATCTTCTTCTACCATAGAACTTGCAGGAGATACTATTTCTGTTACCAGTACTAATGCTGTAAATATTTCTACACCAAATACAATTACTTCAAACAGTAATTATGTCCATGTCAATGGTAGTACAACTGATGTAGGTGCAAACCCGATATATTCGGCTGTAAATGGAGAACCTCTGATGCTACTTCTTAAAGCAATGGCAACTGCTATTGATCAAAGTAAATTTCCTATATCAAATGGAACATTTTCACAGATGGTACAAAGTGCAGAAAGTTCTATTCTTTCATCTACTGTAAATACAACACCTTAGAAGAGAGTACTCGAATTAGATTTCTGATTTTTTACCTTAGGTTTCTTACTTTCTGCTTCTATTTTTAAGAACTCTGTATCTTCTTCTACTACTCCAAGTCTGGCTTCTTTAGATAGTTTGTCAGCCATTTCATTGTACTCATTTCCAGAGTGACCTTTTACCCAATACAAGGTAATTTTATTTGTAAGAACACTTAGAAGTTTTTTCCAAAGATCTGGATTTTTAGTACCCTCAAAATTTTTACTTTTCCATTTGTATATCCACCCAAGATTTACACTGTCTGTAATATATTTGCTGTCTGTAAAAATTTCTACTTTTACATCTTTATCTTTGAATATTTTCATTGTCTCTATAACAGCCATAAGTTCCATTCTATTATTTGTGGTATACTCAAATCCTTTACTGATAAGAATTGGATTTTTATCTTTTCTAAGAATTACAATACCATAACCACCTATTCCCGGGTTATGAGTACAACCACCATCTGTATAAACTGTTACCTGTTCCATGTTCTTTCTAAATAATATTTTGAGTCTTCATAACCTCCTGTTTCCATATTGAACACTTTACTTACTTTTGAAATAAGAACAGGAGAATGCGTAGCAATAATGTACTCTGTACCATATTCTATTGTACTTCTTATAATTTTTACAAATTCTTCTACTTTCTTTATAGAAAGTCCAGAATCTGGTTCATCCAGAAGAATAAGACTACCCGAGTGACTTTTTATACTTTCAAGAATAGGGAAAAGTTTTTCTCCATGACTACAAGTTAGGGTACTTTCTTCACTGTTTAAGACAAGAAAATCTTTAACTATCTTTCCAATTTTAAGTTTTTCCTCCTGTGAAATTTCTATATTGTTCACATATTGTAAAAAGAAGTCCAGAATTTCGTAGTTTCTTGTTCTTGGATTTCCAAGTTCACTGTCCCACCAAATGATATTTTTACATGTTCTGTTTATTAAAGCAGCAGGGTCTTCTGTTGCTATAAGTTTAAGCATTGTACTTTTACCTACTCCAATATCTCCAACAAGTACAGTAATAGGTTCTGTAAAGTTAAAAACCTGACCAGGAAGAAATGGGAAAGCCGAATGATTTATTGTAACTGTTGTCATCTTTCTTGTATTCTATAAATTATATAAATATCCACAAATAATTGATACATATTCATAACATCAAAATACCTTTTCTTTATGCTACTTCCTGTAAATATGAATAAAGTTTCGAACTTCGAGAAATATTCTTCTCTTCTGAGGGGTACTGTAACAAGTACATTACCTTTGGGATCGGATACAAATTCTCCACAGGAAAGCCAAATAGATCCTGTTACACTTACAAAGAATAAGTATAGGAATTATGAAATAGGTTCAAAATCTGGATATTCTATTCAAGATCCAAGTACTCTTGGAGTAGATGTTCTTTTTAAATTTGGTAATAATTCTCCACTTTTTAATCTTCAAGAAGAGAATCCAGATTCTTCACTTCTTGGTAGTGGAGGTAGTGCGTATCATTATCTTATGCAAATTGGAGAACATGATAGAGCAGAAGCACTTAAAAATTTAGTCTACCACTTAAATTTCTTAAATATAACTCCATATCTCTTACAAGGTGTTACAGGTCTTTCCACTGTATGGAATAGAAGTTCCAGACTTAATTTTGCTTCTCCTACAGATGAAGAGGCTGTACTTACATGTAAATATTGGGATACGGTAGATCTTAAACTTGGACTGCTTATCGATCTCTATCAATATATCACATATGATCACATCTATCATAGACAGGTACTTCCAGATAATCTTTCTAAATTTTCCGTTGATATTTTTGTATATGAAATTGGAAAATATAGTACTTATATTCCAGATAATGATGAATTTGTAAATAGAAAGGAAACTACACTTAAAGAAGAACTTCTTGATTTTTCAAGTAGTGTACAAGCCCCAGGTACTGATGCTACTACACCTATAACACCTATACTTTCTGCTTATAAATTTACTTTCATGGACTGTACTCTAAAACTTGAAGGAGTATTTGCGGATCAAATTGACAATACAACTCCAAAAGTAAATGAAGTAGAACTTAAAATTATGCCATCAAGATTTAAAGATTCTTCTACTCTTTCTGTCCTGAATCTTGAATCTTTAATTAAGGAAACTACAACCAACCAAGAATTTTCATCTATCTTGTCTGGGGGAAATGCTAAAACCAGATTTGGAAAGATAATGAATACTCTTGGTAAATCACTTCTTAAAACTGCCATAAAACAAGGCAAAGCCCTGCTTAAAGATACTGTTAAAAATAAAATTAAACAGCAAGGTCAGAAAGCAGATCTTTCAAAGACTCATTCACTTGAATATAAAAATGTCTTTTTTGAAGAACTTGAACCTAAGAGAACTACTTCTCTCGTAAAAGGTGTAATCAGGCAAGCCAGTGGAGGACTACTTGGTAGAAAATCTTCTCATTCTTCTCCATCCCATTCATATTCTTCTATTATAGCAGAAATTAATATCAGAGCATCTAACATGGGAGTAGACAGGAAAAATCAACTTGACTCTGAGTACACTACTTTACTCTCATATATGCAAATCAATACCACTAAACATAAAGAGACTGTACTTTCTAAAATAGGTGGATTTGCAAAAAATGTACTTAAATCCACACTATCTGATAAAAAGGTTCAATCCTCTCTTATGTCCCATATCTTAGGAAAAAGATAAAGTACATACATGTAAATTTAAATTCTTATGTCTTCAATTCTTTTACCATTGGTACAAGATGAATCTACAATATCCACTCCACTCTTAGGACATGCATATGTATATGTAAATAAAGAAAGCAAAGTCTGTATAAAATCAGACACAGGAGTTACCCAAGTACTGGATTTTTCAGCTGTCGGTATAGTAGACCATATTTCTGTACCACTCAATTCTCATACTGTCCGTACACCTATTAAATCTGGATCTATTGTACTTGTTACAGAACTTCCAGTTTTTCAAGATATTCAATCACTTGTAGAACTTCCTATTACTTTCAGAGTAGTAGATTCATCAAGTGGAGAATACTTCGATACTACATTTTATGGTAATGGTAGACAGGTAGGTAATAAAAATATAAGCAGTTCAAGGATTGCTACAAAACCACTTGGATACAATACACTTCCAGTTACTGCTGTAAATCAAGAGGCTGTAAACTTGGCTATTGATGACAAACTTACAGAACTTGCGAGAAAGGTAGGCTCAGCATCTTCCCCTACTTCACTTTCACTTACTTTTGACTCAGCTACAACTACCATAAATCTTGTAGGTTCAGACTCTGAGGTTATCTCATCTATATCACTTCTTCCACTTCTTTCAAAGATTGATATTAGATATGACAAAACAACCAAATCTTTACAGATTTATGATAAGAAAGGAAATAAACTTGATGAGGATATTCCACTTACAGATATTGTAGCAGGTGTAGTTACTGGGGCAAATTGGGACAGAGGAAGTAAAGGAAACCTTGTTTTTGTCTCTTCATCTGGGGAATCTTTGTTCAGTGTTTCCCATAGCGTAGAAAATATAGAGGGATTAGGAGAGAAATTCTCAGAGGTTACTAGTTCAATAGATGGTGTAAAGAGTAATGTATCTGCTCTAAGTTCTACACTTATGGAACTTAAAAACAATATGCAGAATCTTTCTGGAAGTGTTGGTGGACTTAGAGGTCTTCAACTTTCTTTCAATCCTGCTACAAAGAACTTAGAACTTAAAGATTCAACATCTAATCTCATTACTTCAGTATCTATACAATCTCTTGATGATGAGGGTACAGATCTTAGGTATAACTCAGAAACTAAGGAAATAGAACTCTATAACGGACAAGGTATTAAACTTGATTCTATTTCTGTATCTGATTTTGTATCTGGAATGGCTACCGAAATAGAAGTAAATGGTACTCGTATAAATCTTAAAGATTCCTCAGGTACTACTATTTCATCTACTACTATTAAAGTAGAAAATGTAGAGGGACTTGAAACTAAGTTAAATACCAAACTTGGTGCACCTGAGATACCTGCTGGTTCTGTTCCAAAATGGACAGGTTTTGCATTTGAATCTTCAAGTATAACAGATACAGATACTGGAATTTCTCTTACAGGAGGAATTAAACTTGCCTCTACTCCAGCATATGATACCAATGATTCATTCTCTGGAATTTATAAAAGAGAAAATGAACTTGTTTATAAGAAAAATCCACATCTTTCTTATTCTCTTACAGGACTTGGATATAATAGAAGAATAGACATTATAAAAAATGGATATTCATTTGATATCAGAGAAGAAGATCAAAAAGTAAAGAACTTTGATGTTCTTTTGGATATTTTTACTCCCACTACTTTTGGACATTCACTTAAACATATGATCAGAGAATCTTCTGATATAAGTCCAATTAAAGGACTTTACCCACATATGCTTGGAGAGGGTGCAATGTTTAGATTTAAATCAAAAGCAAAAGAAGATAGTAAACATTTCGGTACTTATGGAATGTTCATAGGGTCAGATGGTAGAATCCATACTAGATCACAAAGTACTAGAACATATTCTGCAGAGACCCTGCCTACTGTCGCTACCCAAAATGGAGATACTTATGAAAATTGGAATACAGTATTGATGTATGACCCAGATCTGGGAGTATATGTAGGAGATAATGTTATAACCAGTGATGTTGCCCTGCCTCCACATCTTGCCTTGCACTATAAAAATGATGTACAGAAAGGAGTTATTCTATCTCCAAAGATGTCTCAGGCTATGCTTTCTGAACTTTCTACAAAAATAAATGGAGATACAAGACTCAATGGTATGGTAGTCTATAACAAAGATATACAGGCTTACCTCCAATTTAAAAATGGAAATTGGGTTCCACTTGGATCAGATAACAACATATATTCTGTAGATGGTACTGTATCTTCAGATAGAGTTGTCTCTATGAATGGATCTCTTGAATTTAAAACTAATGGTAATAAATTCAAAATTTCTGGACTTAAACCTATTACAACAGGAGATGATCTTACTAAATTTTCTACTGTAGTAAGACAAGATCCAGAGACTAAGGAACTTGCCACAGGTAATGCTGTAGAAATAACACTTACACACCCAGACACCATACATGTAGAAACAGGTATCCAGAATGTCAATATAAATGTTACAAATAGTGTTGTTACTACTACTGTACCTGTCCACCCTGCTGAATATAAACAATATAAGAAAATAATGAAGAAATATCTTACATACAATTTTACACAGATAGAGAATTTTACCTATACTCCTATAAATCCAACATATACAGAAAACCTTATATTTGGAACTGTGGATCATGCTCTCTATGGAAAGACTGCTATTATAAATGAAAAAATAACACCAGCAAAACCACAGGTAATGTCCACTGCAGGTAATATTCTAAGTATGTTACAAATAGGTGGAGAATATCAGGTACAAGATGGTATGCTGTTTAAATTTATCATCCACAACTTCAATAACAGATATCACTTTGATGATTTTGTGGTAGAAAATGAAATAGGAGACAGAACTACACTCTTTACTCTTGGATCTAATAATCAATATGTTGCAAACTATATTACTCCAAGTGGAATATCTAACAATAGATTTGATGCTTCTCCAGAAGTGCAGATCATAATGTATTATTATAACAAGAAATTCTTTATTACTTGTGTATATGCAGGAGGTATCTCTCATAAGCATTGGGTACAACCAATAGAGAATTTAACCACTAAGTTTAAACTTAAATTTATAATTAAAACTTATGACCATTCAAGTTACCTATCTGTTATTGGTATTTCTGGAAGATATACAGTTATTCCACAGAGTGATCTTACTATAATAGACAGTAACATAGATTATACAGAAAGACTCCATGACCTGGATGATAAAACAAGACTGACTCAGATGACAAAGACTGACTTTGACATTATAAAAGAATATCCATCTGCTCCTAATCAGATCACTCTTACTCCATCAGGTGTGTCACTTGTTCCTAACTTAAATCCATCAGGTGTTCCTGTTCAATCCTTGTTTGAAACTTTAAAATCTAAGATAGAACTTCCAGGAGATAAAGATTGGGTACTTTCTTATACCTTAAATACTATTCTTATTAATGGTATTCCATTTTGGAGAATGGGACTGGGTACAGGGAATGCACCAACTCTTGGAGTACTTCAATCATTTACTTCTTCCACAGGATTTTTCTATCTCAATGATACGCAGTTTGCTTATAATGTAGTAAATTCTACTGTGAATGTAACTTATAAAAAAGTAGCAAATTTACTTCTGGTTACTTTCACTACTCCTAATGCTACAATAGGTAATACAAAAGAATATCTTATTCCAGATCATTTGCTCACTGCAGATAACAAATTTAAGTTTATCTTTAATACAGAGACTAAACTTCCACAATTTAATTTAACTTACCCAGAATACTATATAAAACCTTAAAAAGATATGAATAAACGAAGCATAATACCACCACAAGTACAGGCTCTTCTTGATACCATTAATAAGGAAGAGATGGTGTTCTGTAAACAAGAACTTTCTCCACATCCACTCTTTCCACACCTGTCCAGGTACATTGAAGTATACAAGATTACTCCAGATTTAACTACTAAGAATACCCACATCCTTTATAGACAGGTAGGTGTAGATTCTATGGGAGAAAGAGTTACCTTACCTCTTCAATGTCCAGATTGGTACATGTCAGATACTACATGGAGTTATCTTAGAGATCCTAAAACTTTTGAAATTATAAAAGTACCTGAGGAAACTTTGGAGATTGTATATGGAGATGATGGACATCCAGTTCTCTTACCTAATGGTACTCCAAAGAGAGAATGGAAAGTTACAGGAGAAACTACTATTCCTGTCAATACTCACATTTATCTAAAATTCTTACTTAGAAATGGAGTTCCTTTACTTTCATTACTTGGAGATTACTTGGCTATCTTTATTTCAGAGAATATAGATGCTCTAAATAAGACCAAGTAATTTTGGTACTATAAAATACCTAAAATGTTGGTTTCTATATTAATACATATTACAAATTTTTTGTCTTTGTAAAAGTATGGAAACTAACATTTTAAGTATTAAAACAGCCTTTTCTACAGCATACCTATCTGTGATGCTTTCTACTAGTGCCATAAGTACAGTAGAACATGCTATGATTTACGATCCATATTTCTACTTATTTTTTGTAGGTGGTCTTTTGTTTTCTATTCTTAGTGATTATGATGACCCAGTAAGAAAGAAAAATCTTACTTTTAAATCAATAGTTACTTCTGTTGTAATTACATCAATTGTATCATTTCTTTCTATGTTTGCATATTCTGAAGGATATGTAAACAAATTTGTACTTTACCTTATTATTACTGTAATGAGTGTATTTGGACATGCTATTATTATTAAGTATAGAACACCATTAATCGATTCAAGTGGTAAGGAACTTACTAAACTTCCAAAGACAGCATCTAAATTTATAAACAGAAGACTTGGTGTAGAAGATACACCAGATCCTGCTATTGAAAACGAACAACAAAGTGAAGAAATATCAAATAATCCATAACTTATTTTTTATATTTTTTTAAACATGGACACAAGTACAACAATACAAGCCCTGGGGCTAGAAAAAACAGACATAGTATATGTAGACAGTATGATTCAATATACAATTCTTATACTTTCATACGCTCTACTTCTTAGAATGGCAATCGCCAAGAAAAATGTTCTAAGATATTTTATGAACTCTACTAATTGGTTACTTATTTTTGTAATCCTCTACTCTGGAACAAATATAGTACTCTTGCTCTTGGGACTTTCATCTATTATCCAATATACTCCCATATCCTGGCTTCAGGTTATTACAGAGGAAATAGAAATAATACCTCTTTGGATAGTAATTAGAGTACTTGAACATAATTATAGAAAAATAGAGGGACTACCAACTGCACCTTATAAATCAGATGCTATTATTAAAAAGTCTCTACCACTTTTTAAATAAAATTTCTTTCCTTATATATGAAAAATTTTCTAAAATTATTTGCGAACTTTATAGTTCTTATGATTCTTTATCTTATGGTTGCATATGCATTTAAGTATATGTTACTTGCTTCTTTCATAGTGGTAACCATTAAATATACTTGGAAGCGTAAATGGAGTGATGCTGTTCCTATTATGAATCAAACACTGATGGATTCACTTCTTAGATTTGACAGATATTGCAATCAAGAATATAGAACTATGCTTAATACTCTATTTGTAAAAGGTAATCATTATCCGTTTGGTCACAAAGATGAAACTATATCATCTGCACTTGGAAAAAATCAGAAAAGAGGAACACTTTCTGTTCTTGGTTGGATTCTTGTTATCTTCCTTTGGATTCTTGATTTTAGAGTATGGTTTAAAGGTGGACATTGCGTAGATAGTATAGACCTTAGATACAACTCTGAAATAGATAATGTACAGGCATAATAAAAGTAAATTGTTAAGTGATTTAAATTTATTTGTTAATCTAATTGTTAAAACAGTTGTCCCAGAGTAATTAAACTCTGGGACAATCTGTCTACAATTATAGAAGCAATTGATGATAAAAAGTTTCTAAAAATTTTACTCCCTAAAATTATAACTGTATTCTACAATTTTATTCTATCTCCCTCCATACTTGTACTATATGTGTACTCACTACTATGCGTAAGAGGTTCAAAAACAAAATTCATCTCTTCATAGAGAAGTTTACGAAGTCTTGTTATAAGTTCTGTTCCCATACCTTTTGGAACATATGCCACTGTGAGATGTGGATGATATTCATTAAAGGTGGTTTTAACTTCCATTTTTGATCTTATGATATGGTTAAGAATCCTAAGATCTGTACTCATTACATCAAACTTAATAATATCAAAGTTGTCATTCTCAAAAAGTGAAAGCTCTGTGATCTGGAAATAACTTGGTCTATTTCTTACAATTTCTTTAATAAGATTTATATCAGTACCCACATTTATACCAAATGCTACTGTAATATGAATATACTTATCAAATTCAAAATCTTCATCTCTTCTGTACCCATGACCTATCAGTATCCTTTCAAGATCATCATGTAATCTGTTTACTACTTCCTCCATCATAGGAGTAGAAAGCATTAGACAACCAGTGTTTAAATTTTCCATATATAAATATTTTTAAAAATTATTAATTTATATAATATTATATAATTTTTATGACCCAAATTTCGACAAGATCCAGTATTTGGACTAGTGCTAAAATAGAAGCAATTGTAAAAGAATACAACCTTACAGGTTCACTTCCTGCACCAAGAAACCACCCATTTTATGATAACAATATTCGTAAAATGAAAGATGATATACTTTTTGAATATACCCAAGAAGAGATCCTTGAACTTGCAAAATGTAAAGAAGATATCATTTATTTTGCAGAGAATTTTTGTAAAGTTCTTACTGATGGTGGTAATAGACTTGTAAAACTTAGAAAATATCAGAGAAGAATACTTCTTCAACTTAAAAAATATAACAAAAACATTCTGCTACAAAGTAGACAAAGCGGTAAATCAGTTACTACTGCTATCTTTGTAGTTTGGTATCTTATCTTCCATAAGGATAGAAATGTTGTAATTGCCAGTGCTACTTCAGATAAAGCAGAAGATCTTGCACAAAAGATAGAAGTTATGCTTCTTGAACTACCTTATTTCCTTAAACTTGGACTTAAGAAAGACAATATAAGAAAGAAGCACTTCTCCAATAATAATACACTTACAGTAGAGACTACCACAGAGAATACTGCTGCTGGTATGACCTGTCATTTGCTTATTATGGATGAGTTTGCTCTTGTTCATCACTCTATTATAAATAAACTGTACCGAACTATTATACCTACTATGTCATCTTCTGTTACTGCTAAACTCATTATAATGAGTACACCCAGAGGAACAAATAAATTTTATGAAGTATGGCAGAAAGCAGTAAAAGGAACAAACAACTTTAATCCTATCCGTGTAGATTGGTGGGAAGTTCCCTTAAATAATGAAATTGGAGATCCACTTCTGGATGAAAATGGAAATATAGTTTATAGAGGAGAAGAATGGAAACAGGCACAAATTGAAGATCTTGGAAATGAAGAAGATTTCAATCAAGAATATGGAAATCAATTCATGGCAGGAAATTCCATGATTTTCAATTCTGTAACAATGAGAACCTTAAAAACACAGGAGAAGAAATATAAACCTTTTCCAGTTGATGCTATAGAGACCATTCTTGAAGATTTGGATACCCCTCTTCAAAATCCAGATGTCTTTATTATACATCCAGATATAGATCCCTCAGATTTTTCAGATGATACCAGCAAATTTATTTTTTCTGTGGATCTTGCAGGTGGTGGAGGTGGAGACTACTCAGTTATTACTTTCTATAAGATTATGCCAATGTCCAAATCTCAACTTGATAAAATAAAAATTGCTACCTCTGTTAAAGACTTTTATAAACTTGTAGAAGTTGCCAAATTTAGAAGTAATGAACTTGAAGTTGACATGGTAGCCAAAATTTTTTATCATATAGTAATGGATCTTTTTAATGAAAATATAGTTGGTATAGTAGAACTCAATTATGAGGGTAGAACTTTTACAAAGACATGTTCAGAAGTTTATGGAGATAACAATGACCTGGATACAGATATCTTCCTCGAATTTCCTTATAATATGGTATGGGAAGATGCCAAAACATTTAAACAGGGAGTATTTAATACAGATTCTGTAAAAAAAGATGCCACAAAGAAATTCAAGAAACATGTAAGAATAGGACAACTTCTTCTTACAGATTCCAACACTATTACTCAAAGTACCAATTTCAGTTTAAATAAAAGTGGTAACTACGAATGTCAAAGTGGTAATGATGATGATATAATGTGTGCAGTTAATGTTACCCATGTACTTTACCATCCACTTTATGAAGAAATGGTTGAAGACCTTTACGATGATGCACCATCAGATTTTAAACAAATAGTAGATTCTAAACTTTCAAGCGACATATGAAAATAATATCATTTTTATTCTTACTCTTCTTTTTACTTGGGCTTACAGCCACCATTTATGGAATGATAAAATCTTTTAATATTTCTTGGGCAAATATAAGACCAGGAGATGTTGTTATACTCAGGGATCCACTTGGTAATTACTACTCTTTTATTGCTCTTAGAGAATCATTCTTTGGTACAAAGTTTATGGCTCTCTATAAAGACAAAAATGGTAATGTAGATCTTTCTCTTTTACATCCAAAAGAGTATACAATTACAACACTTTCTCTTATACTTCGGAATTACAGTGTAAAAGAGATTGATAGAACTTACAGAGAACTTTATAAAAGAGCATATGCACACAAATTCAAATGATTTTAGATTACCTATGAAATCTTCAATTACTTTTGAAGAACATTTATCAGATTCCTGGGTTTTTGAACTTAAAGTACCTATCCAAAAATCGAGGAAAGAAGATGTAAAACCTATTATCCATACAAAACCAAAAGGTAAGAAAGATAGTAATACTAAAAAATCACTTTTTTAAATGAGCAACATAAACATTGTAGATATAGCCAAGTCCCAGAAGTCAAACTTTATAAAAGATATAGACCACTATGGAACTATTATTGCAGAAGTTTCTTCTTTCTTTTCATCTCCACAAGCGCTTCGTTCAAATAAGAACAGGCTTTATATATATAGACAGGAACTTATATCTAAGAAAGGAAAACTTCTAATTGAGCAATCACTCTATGTGAAATATCTCCGTAAGGTAGAAAGAGATAGAATGCATTCTATGAAGATAGGAAAACTTCCACCTGGCGATCAAGATTATGGAATTGTTTATAAAAGTGAGGGAGAGCGTAAAATCTATCTCGACTCTTATACAAAAGATCTCAGATATCTTATTCAAATAATGACTGATTATATCAATTTTGTTTCAGATACAGTCGATACTATTGATAAAATGCTACTTGGAGTCAAGTATTATATAGAACTTGACAAATAAAAACCTTATATGAAGATTACAGTACATTCAGATACAAAAGAACTTGAACTCGAGTATGATAGTCAAATAGAACTTGATACTGTCCGTAAAGTCTATGCACAAAAGATAAGAAATTGGAGATTTAGGATTCCAAAAGGTAGTAAATGGGATGGAACAGTAAACTTCCTTAGAAATTATAAATACTTACCTATTGGAATGTGGAAACATCTTCTCGGTATTTGTAAAGATTATGAATTTCCAGTTTCTATAAAAAATAAAGAATATCTTGTTGATGATACAATTACAATAGAGAAAATAGAGAAATTCTGCTCAGAGAATTTTCAAAGTGAAGATTTTAAACTTGATGAAGATCAAATTACTGCTATCTACCTTGCTGTAAAATATAAGTACTTCACTATGGATCTTTCTCAAAGATTTGGAAAGACCCTGCTTTTCTATCTAATAAGCAGATATCTTGTAAAAGAGACTCCTGTAAAGAAAGTTCTTATTCTTACTATAAATCCAGGACTTGTTGGACAGATGTATGCAGATTTTGAAGATTACTCAGGTGGAGATCTTTCAGATATCTCTATGCTACTCTCTAAAAATAAACTTAAAGATGATAGAGGTTCTATCCATATTACAAATTTCCAATATCTTGTAAATATAACAAAGAATAATCCTGAATTTTTTGAAAAATATGATGCTGTACTTGTTGATGAATGTCATAGACTTTCTGAAACTACAAAGACTGTTATAAATCTTTCAAAGAATAGACTTTATACAGGTGGATTTAGTGGATCTATTGTAAAAGATACATCTGCTGACTACCTAAGTCTAATGGCTTACTTTGGTGGAATCTTAAAAACTGTTACAAAGAAAGAACTTATGAATAAGGGTAGGGCTACACCTATTTCCATAAGATGTATAACAGTAAATTCCATTGATGAAAGTAAGAAGAAAGAACTTTATTATGCAAAAAGCCAAATACCAGGAGAAAAACTTCTTAGACTTGAACTTCAAGCCATCAGAGATTCTAAGGTAAGAATGCAGTTTATTGCTAAACTTTGTAAAAAACTTGATGGTAATATTCTCATCTTCTTTGTAAGTACAATGGATGGCTATGGAAAAAGACTCATTGAAGAAATTAAAATGTATACTCAGGACAGAACTATAATGTACATAGATCAACATGTTCCAGAAGATTCAAGGTCTAAATTTAAAGCAAAAATGGAAAGTTCTTCAAATAATATTCTTGTTTCTACCTATGAAACTCTTTCTACTGGACATACAATCCGTAATCTTCCATATATCATATGTGCAGAACCTATTAAAGCAGAGACTACACTTTCACAGGCTATTGGTAGAGGAATGACCAATCATCACTCAAAAGATAAATTCACTTGGATTGATATCATAGATGACCTTAGATGTAATTTCCATGACCATATAACAAATTCTACTGTCTCTTCTGAAAATTATGCATTTAAGTGGGGTAAAATTAGAAAGACTTATTATAAAAGAGAGGGATTTACCTATAAAGATGACTATATTGATTTAATGAAATAAAAGAAAATGAACAGTTCTATTTCTAATTTTGAACCAGCAATGTTTCTCTATTTTTGTTCGATAGGAAAGATTACAACCTTACCGACAAAATATTGGAAAACACCAAGTATAAAACTCTTACATGAACTTTCAATTGCATATAATAGAAAGTTTCTTGAACTTCCCTGGAATCTTGAAAATCCAGATATTTCACAGATTAAGGAAGTTGTAAATAGAAATCCAGATAAGTTTATCTTAAATCCAGATGAATCTTTAGAGCAGAATAATACTACTTTCTTATCTGCTGTTTCATATATTATAGCAACTGATCTTAAAAAATATAATCATTCCTTTCTTAAAGAAACCAGTGAATCTTGGTTACAATGGGAAGATTTTCAAGAGAAGAATAAAAATGCCATTGAATATATTCGTGGACAAGTTCTTGAACCTGGAACTATATCACAGGTTATAAAGAAAGCAAAATCTATCATTTCTTCGGCAGGAGATATACTTCTTGATGAAGATGATCTGGGAGATGATTTTTATGATCCACATACTCATGTTGTAGATGATTCTACAGAGAAAATTAACTCTGGATATACAAATTTAAATAAAGCATGGATTGACCACCCTACTGGAGGTATTCCACTTGGTACTACTACTCTTGTTCTTGGAGAAACTAACATAGGAAAATCTATTTGGGGTTGTAACTTTGCAAGAAATATCCACCTAAATGGTTACAATGTCATTTATATCTCTCTTGAAATGAGCACAGATAAAATCTTTAAGAGAGTAGGTGCTGGAATCTTTGATATAGATATAGGAGACTATTCAAAACTTTCTACAAATCTTGATTCTATTTCTGCAGAAATTAAGCGTTTTAAAGATAAAACAAGTACAAGTTTAATTCCACCTGGTATATTTAGAGCAAAGAGATTTGGAGGTATTACACCGAGTGGTATTCAAAATTATGTTAGAAGTGTAGAACAAAAACTTGATATCAAAG